ACAGAATTGTGCATAAAACAATTACTTAACTTTTCTTCGAGTGTACGTCTGGTAATGACACTTGATTAGGTGTTTGTCTTGCGTGGTTCTTCTTTTTATACAGGAAAACTTACCTTTTAGCAAGAAAACTTATCTCTTTTGTTTTGTTAGCTATTTTAGCGTTGTCTCTTTTCAATTGTTACGGACAATAACTGTTAACTTTTATTTTCTCTTTTTGATTATTTCACTTTTGGGAAAGTTGAAATTGATGTGTACGAGTCCTGTAAGGAATGCTACACACAAAGGTCGGAAAAGAAATGGATTAAGTGATTATATGGAGTTTGGTTAACGAGGTGTTCCGCTCTGGCTATTCTGCATAGGGGAAGTTAATTATCAACGTGTGGTAACACACGCTTCCTCGAGTCCCAAAAGGGCGCCCAATGTAGGTAAAGGTAGCTATGAAGTTACATTTTCAATGATCAAATTATAATTTTCATTCCATTTTCTTTTTGTCAGTTACATGCCTAAAGGCAATATGTTCATCCTAGGGGTGAGTATTGTTAATTAAGAATGCCTAGACCGGGCAAGGACCAGGAAGGGGGCTAGTATGGAGACTAATCCACTCCTATGAGTTCGAAAACTTGGTGCGTTAATCAGCGCTAATGTAACTATGTGGGGATACGTTTTAGGCCTATCCGGGTTGGGGTAGTCACCTATTGGGTATTGTCATGAATCTACGTGCTTACTTGTGTTCTTAAACAGTTTTGGTACTGGATGAGGGAACCTCTCAATTTGCGTTGCAATTTAATCTTAGTGACGAGAGAGCGAACGTAACATGAATCCGTGCACTATAGAAGAATTTTTTATCTTGTAGTGTAAGGTAGTCTTAAACCTGACATGTTATTGGTTCTTGATGGACGTAGAACAAAAAGGTCACCCTTAGGGGTGACCTTGCTGAGGACTGTTGGGTCCCAGCAAACACACAATGATTAAAAACCTGCCGGTTAGCAATGGTCCGGTAAAAGTTAAAACTAAGGCTTTATTATTGATTCAATATGGCTGACTAAATATTATTTTCGTTTAGTTTGTCTTTAAAGACGTTGTCTTTATTTTATTTCCTATTTATTATTTGTTTACTTAGTGATATTATTTTTATTTAAAACATTGTTGATGGAAGCTAATTCAAATTCAAATAATTTAAATCAAATGAATCAATTGGTGCAGAGTGTTTCAGCCGCCCTGCAACCTATGACACAAAATATTGGTGAAAATTTTTCAAGAGGTGTCATGAAAGGTATTGGTAAGAGTCTTAAACATGCTGTTGGTTTAAGGTCAGATAGTGATAAGTCTGTTTCACCCCAAGATAAAGAAATGATTGATCTGACTCAGGATTCAACTCTTATTAATGATGCTCCTGTTATTGCTGCTACAACAACGAATGTGAGTAGTCAAACTGCATATCTTGCTATGTTTCAGCCAGGGAAGGTTACTGAAGTTCAAACAAATACTAGTAGTGTCCAGCAAGCTATTAAAGATGCTGCTAGTAAAGCTCGACTCGAAGTTGTTCATAAACAACAAAGAGCCTTACAATCTATGACTGGTTCACCAGCATATGGTATGACTGTTATTGAAAATACTTCGAAGAATGGTATTCTTGATGTTAAAAATGTTGAGAGACAACATCAAAAGCAAAAGAAGGAAAATGATTTTCATATGAGACGAAAAATGGAAGAGCGTGAAAAACAACAAGCTCAATTGGCTATGCAACAACAATATGCTGAAAAGCATATTATTGGTGGTTATGATCATAATGCACCTTTTATTAATAGGCCTACAGCTGAGGATGATGGTGATGATCGTGATTCGCCTAATATTCATTATGAGAGTGAAGCTCATGATGAAAGTGATTGTTGGATGGGTAAGGATGTCTTGGAAGGTCAAAAGTCCTCCAGGATGACTCTTAATGCTTCTTCGACTAGTACATCTAGTGAGGAAAATTTTCAACCTATTCCACAGCGTACTGATGTTTACAATGCACCTGTTGTGAATAATAATGTTGGAAATAATAGTACAACTGGTGATAATTTTGTTCTTACAAATATCGGACTTGATGATACTTCTAAGGATGTAGACTTGGAAGGTATGACTCGGAGGCATACTTGTGGAGGGAATTTACAAGAGAATAAAGTTAGTTCCACGCAACAAAACACATCCACAACACAACCTTTGGTTGAAGAGACGAAGGTTGGAGAAGGCAATCGAGATGGAGAGAATATCAAAAATGAAAACACACAATCGAAAGGTTTGTCCAACCTTAATGGAATGCCAAGCAGTGTACGCCTTAATAAGACTCGTAGAAGGCAATGGGGTAAACTTGCCGAACAATTCCAAGTATTGGTTCGAAAGACTGATAGACGATTTGAGAAATACGCCAGAACTATGATGCAACAGGTTGATGTTTCTGCTGAACGTATTGCATCTGAGGAAGTTGATGTGGGTAAAACCTGGAAAGTTGTTCTTTTTCTTATAGTTTTGCTTGGCGCTTTGGTGCTTCTTGCTAAATTATTAGTTCAGTATCGCTATCGTAAGTATAATTTAGAGGCTGCAAAAATGTCTAGATTGCAAATTATTGCTCTTGTTTTGGACCTTTTAACTATGTTCCCTAGTATGCGTGTTCTTTGGAGTTGTGCTGAGTGGTTGGTCCATCGTTGGTTTCCACATACTGCTTTAGGTAGTGCATTTGCTGGTTCAATGAGGTCAAAGAAAGAGGAAAATCAATTTGATCGCAACCTTATTACTGCTCTGCATGGTGCCGCAGCTGCTTTAAGAGCTGCTGATACATTGAATAATGCATATCAACTTGACCGTCATGTGTTTGATTCTGGTTTTAAATTAGAGGGTTTTGCTACTGAAGCTATTTCTAATTATAAGAACATTGAGGATCGAAAGGCAATTAAGTATGCTGAACAAATCAATGTTTCTGTGCAACAGGTTGATACTGTATTTCAAAAATACAAAGAACAAGATAGAGGAAATGAACAAGTTGAGCGTGATATTATTTATGCTGCTAATAAGATGACGGGTAGAACGGATCATTTAGTTGACCGTCTTGGTCTATCTCATTTGTCTTTTCCTAGTGCTAGTTTGAATGCTATGGTTCCTGGTGCTGAAGCTCTTCAAAGTGTTGAGGTGCAAGATTACATGCAATTTCGTGCTCAATGTGCTGAGTACTTTCAAAGATTTGGTGCTATTCTTACTTGTCTTTATGTTGCAATTGAATTGAATACCATTGATGTTATTACAGCTGTTTCTGTGCTTATTAATACTGAAATTGAAGGTTTGGATCAACATATTGTTCAACATGCAATTATTCAAATGAAGAAAACTGAAAATACTGTTGTTAGTCGTCCTAAATTTAAATTTGGTTCTTTGTCACCACAATATGCATGTTTTTTTATGGATATTTATCGTGCTGCTTCTCGTGATTTAGAGAAGTCAAAAGCTCAATTGGCTATTGATAATAAACTTATTCGTGCTTCTATTTCTCAAGAAGATAAGTTTACGTTATTTTTTGATAAAAAACATGTACAAGAGGCTAATAAGGTATTTAATGAAACCAGTTGGTTTGATCTTGTTAAGCATATTGTTAACAATATTGCTGTTCTCATTTTGATTTTTGGAACTTATTGGATTATTATTAAGTTGGTTATTAAGACACTTTGGTGGATACATGGAGGTGAACGTGCCTCAAAACTTGAAGGTAGAGAAAATGTGCTTTTAAAACAATCTTATCGACCTGTTAAGAAACCTTATTTTGTTATTTCAAGTCCTGATGAATATTTGCTTTATTCTTTTGAAGATAATGGAGTGTTTTCTGCTCGTGAAGTGAATCATTATGTTACTGATAAGATGCTTGCTTCTGGAATGTGGCGTCTTATACGTGTGAAGGATTCTGTTGTGCTTGATATTAATGTTGGTGAACCACCTGCTCGTTTGGAAGGTAAAGATCCACATCAAGCAAAAATGTATGCTGCTCTAGCAAGGTTACGCAAGGTAATTGGAGCATGTTCTACACATAGTCCACCACCTAATGTTGATCAGTGTGCTCGTTTTAAACGTAATATTGAAGATCTTAAAAAATGGGATGGTTGGAGTAATTCTGATCTTGCTGATTTAAATGGTCTTGTTGAGATTACGTACAAGATGAATAAAAATCGAATTGATTATGATTATCAGAAAACTGCTGATGAGGCACTTGCACTTTTGGATCATCGAGCTGAGTCTCAAAATCGTGCAAAGTTGGAAAGTAATGATCAACAAGTCATTACTGCAAAACCTGATGCTCCTGTTGGAAATTTGTTAAAGCGTGTTCCCAAAGAAGAGGTCCAGCGTAATATTAATCAAATATTACAACATGAGAAGTCTGATGCTGAGATTATTAAAAAGCATATTCCAAATTTTTCTGAACAGAAAATTGGGGATATTGAAGATGAAATTTCTCGTCTTGAAGAAGAAGTTTCACAAGATCAAATTGTTGAACAAGTTAATAATGCTGTTCAACCTGGTAAAAGAGTGCATTTGGAGTCAAAAGTTCTTGGTGCAGCCCCTAGGTTTAGCTGTAAGAGGATGAATTTAGGTGCTCTTCGTGCCTTTAATCGCGAGGGTAGACAAACAACGTTAGCTTCTAATTTTTCAACTGGTATTGTTGTTAATAATCACTCTCAAGCATACACTGTTCGTGATGTTTTTTCAGAGAAGGATTATAAATTAAATGGTAAATGTGAAGCAATACCTGGTACTGAGTTCTCGATCTGGAGAACGAATTGGAATGAAATGGGTCAGATAAAAGCATCAGATTGTGCTGAACCTAAGATTGGTGAAATGGCTCGACTTGTTATTTATGATCAAAATGGAGTTTCTTCTACTGTTGATGGACCAATTAAGAGTGTTCCGCATATGGGAGCATATGGCCTGCAGATGGATGTTCACAATTGGACTGAAGATGGTGATTGTGGTGGAAAGTATTTTAATGCAGCTGGAAAAATTATTGGGTTGCATTTTCTTGGAGGAACAAAAATGAATCATTTCTTGCCTCTTACTAAAGAGGTTCAGGATGTGATTTTTAATCGTTTAAACTAGTCCCGCCTCTTAAGGTAGGGGAATTCGAGCCCTTCTTGGAAGGATACTCAAGAAACATACCTAAATTTGAAAACTCATTGCCTGAATATTTTGAAAACCTTTTTGATTTTTGGAAAGTTGTTGGTGTCACTGGAGTTAGACAAGTTGGTTCTTCAACTTTTTCTGCTTCAGGTTTAAAGATACCTGATGATATTGAGTTTCAAAAGTATCTACCTAGTGTTATGAGCGAAGAGGCAGCTTATCATGGCCTAGCGCGTGGTATGTTACCATCGCAATGTTTGGATACTGAATTAATTCATGAAATGATAAACATTGCTAATTATCGGTGGAGTCCTTTCTTGCTGAATTCAAGGGTCCTTACCTTAGTAGAAGCTCTAAGACGACTTGATTTGTCCAAAAATCCCGGACATCCTTACTACTTTCATTACAGAACTAAAGCAGATGCTCTGATTGAGGAGTTGGATCATGTTCTTGCTTGTATTGAAAGATTGTTTTTAGGTAAGAGAATCAAGTTACCTGCTACTTACACCGTAAAAACAGAGCTTTTATCAGAGGCAAAAGTCTCAAAGAAAAGATCACGTTTGTTTGCTAATATTCCACTACCAACAAATGTAACTGGTGAGATGTTGTTTGGTGATCAAAATGACCGTATGCACCAAGCTTTGTATGAACATCCAAATACCAATGGTGTAGAGATGCCTGGACCTGGTTTTATTACACTTTACACTAAAATGAAAGCTTTTTCACCCAATAATCTTGGTTGGGATGATGATGCAAGTTCTTGGGATATTCTGATTTTGTTGTTATTGGTTTATGTGATTTTCTATGTTCGTATGACACATTTACCAAAATGGGCTGCAAGAGGTTGTCATGCTTATTATTCTGAAGTTTATTGTGGTTATGTTTCTTTTATGGGCCACATAGTTAAGATGATCTCGCAAAAATCAGGACAAATTAATACAGCAGATGACAATGCTATGATGAAGTATTTGGTTTATTACATTCCTTTTAAAGTAATGAACCCGCATTTTGAAGTACCATGGAAGGCTTTTATCAAATGTCTCTACATATTTTGTGGAGGTGATGATACCATGGGATCGAAGGTTTCTGAAGAATGCAATTGGCACCCAGTTGCAATGCTTGAAATTTTAGCAAAATGGGGGGTGTACCTGGAAGTCACTTCCTATGATTTGAAACCTATTCATGAACTTGTTTATTACTCACATCGTTTAATCCGTAGATATGTGAGATTTTGTCAAATGTGGATATGGGTAGCTGGCGGACGTCGTGATAAAATGATCGCTGGTCTTGAATATCAACAAAGCTATGATGCGGCTCTTACTGTATCTCGGCTCTACGCATTAGTAAATGGTCTCTGGCCTTGGGAAGACATTTATGAACGTTGTTTATCACTCGTTGATAATTGGGTTGATCAACATCCAAGAAATAAAGTAAATGATGAGCTTTGGCTTAATGCAAAGCATGTTCGAATGAGTGATGAGGCGCTGTTTAAACAGCATACTGGCCTCAAATTTTAATTATTTTTCATTATTGGTGACTACTTTAGCTAATTTAAAACATTGTTGTAGGATGCCTAGTCAAAAACAATTAGAAAGAAAGCAAAAATTTCTTGCTACAAAGAAAGCTCAGAGGGAAGCAAATAAGGCGAAAGAAGCTGCTGGAAAAGCGCAGAAGGCAGCTAATCAAAGCAACCGAAATGCTAATAAGATACTTGAAAAACGCAAGTTTCAACCTCGTAAAAGGAACTTTCGTGGTCCGCCTCGTGGCAGGGTTAATCCTGATAAGGGATTAGTACCTATTTTGGTTCGCCCGGCAATGGTGCAAGCTGTTGCTAATATGATCGCCAATCCTGGTGATTATCCTACCATAAGGTACAATGATGGTTCAACTTCAATTGAAACTGCTACTGCAAAACCACCTCGTAGATATCCAATCACATTTACGAATGATTCCTATGTTCAACAAACTGGTTATGCATCAAAGAATGACACTGTTGCTTTTGTATTTCGTGATGATCCTGTTCGTCATTTCATCACATTTGAACCTAATCAAGCTGGTAAGCTTCAATCTTATGACTTTTATTTTTCATCAGATCAAATTTCACAAAGTGCTCAAGATGCAACTCAGGATTGGTCTATTCAACCTGGTCTTGATGATATGGTGCCAATGCCAATTGTTTATGCTGATGGTCAGTCAGTTGATGGAGAATGGCAACCGCATGGAAGATATTTGTATGCTGGTCAAGATGAATCAAGTGAGGATAGTTTTATCTGGTTAGATGCTTCTGATGAACATAATGGAACAATTACTTTTACTTATGCTCCATTTGATGATGTACCTGGTCGAACTGTTGATATTGAAGAAGTCTTTTGGAACGGTTCTAAGATTATTGTTGGAACCGTTGTAAACCTTACTTCCATGGAAGGTGGGGGTTACAAAGTTAAGATGACCCGAAGAGATAAAAAGACTGGAAAGTTGGTGATTACCACCAAAACAGTAAAGAAACTTTCAAAAGTGCAAACAACAGTTGTCAAACCAAAGACGCCAGATAAAAAGAAGGGTTCTGTTGCAAGTATTGATGAAAATGACAATTCAGTTGTTCAGACTGAAATTAGTCTGCCTATGGACTCTGAAACCTTACCTATTGACGCTCCTGGATATTATGCTTTTCGTGCAATGATTAAACTTACTGGTGATGATGCCACCCCTTTTGTGTGGCATTTAACAAATATGAATTATTCATCCGTTTCTGCTTCATGGGCTCATTTGACTGCAAAGGATTACAGTGCTAATTCATATGCTGCAAAAGCAATTCGTATGCTTGCTGCTGATTTGAGGTTTACAATGACCGAACAAACAATCAACAGACAAGGAAAATTAAGTGCTTATCAAGTTCCACCTGGACAAACTTGGTTCAATTGGACACTTCTTGGATTTGATGCTGTTGCATCCAAGAATGGTGCTGAACCAATGAAGATGGAAGATGGTTTTCATGGATTTGTAAAACCAAGTTCTGGTGCTTCCTGGGCTTTAGAAGAACCATGTATTTTTGGAACTGGAAATTTACCAATTGCTTCAAAATTTTCATTATTGCCTCGTGATGGTTTTCTTGTATTGTGGATGCTTTCTGACTCTACGGCTGCTCGTTCTGGGTATTTCGTGCAAAATTGTGCTTTTGAGTATGACACTGATGATACCTGGAGAGTGAGAGGAAAGACTACCATTTCACAATCTGAATTTGCTGAGGGTGTCCAAGCAGCATCGAAGATGCCTCAGTTCACAGATAATCCGTCACATTTAGCAAAATTGTTTGCAGCTGCAAAGAATGCAACAAGATCTGTCTTGAGAGGGGGGCTTAAAGCTGCACCTGGTATTATCAAGACTATGGAAGGATTGAGTTCTATTATGGGATGAAAGCTTTCTGTCTTTTATGTTTTAGACGTTAAATAAAAACCGTTTGTGGAAACATTGTTGAATGAAACGGTTTACCACATGTAAGCTCTTGAGAGCTTGGATTGATTTAGTTCTCCAGTCTAACCTGGTCTTTCATAGACAAAGGAAGAAGCTTTATGATAAGCTAATGGATATTGTTTCAGAGCAATCTGTTGCAAATAACCGTGTGGATGAGACTGATGAAACAGATCATATCATCCAGCTCGCAACTTCTGACCTTTTTAATGTTAAAAGTTTTCTTGAAAATAGGAATATGATTGAAGCGAATGCAGAAGCTCGATTATCTTTTCAAGTTTTACTTGATGAGTGGTCTCAAGATGTTGGAGAAGAAAATACACCTGCCAATTTATCTATTACTGGTATTTTAAAAGTAGATGATGTTAATTTAACTAAAAGTAATTTCCCAAAATTTGAAGTTACTAAGAGGGATGTAAACAATAATAGAAATATTGTTGAACCTGTTACTGAACCTCCGGCATCGGAAGAAGCTACATTGTCGAATCGTAGGTTGGAGTTGCCTAATCAAGCAAGTACACCTGCACATGGAGAACAGAAAATAACCAAATTTCAAGAGCATTGAGAAGTTCTTTTGATTTTTAATGAAG